TTCCATAAAACTTAGAATTGATTTTCTCTTGTTTATGGATATGGAATTTTTATATACACATGGATCTACCAATCCATGGAGATGGGTTAATTAAGGAAAAGGTTTTAAATAAATATTAAGGATAAGGGATAAAGGAAAAGGTTTATTAAAAGAAAATCGTGGTTATTAATAAGCAACTATATAAGATCATCCCTATCCATGGATAATATACTATTCCTAAATAAGGTGCTTTATTTATTTAGGTAGGTGCAGAACAATTTAGTAAAAGGGCATGGGGTTAATTGGCAAAAACAGATACATATGCCTGGGTATGTGTATAAGGAGAAGGTTTATTATAGGAGTCATGGTAAATGGTCGGTCGGTGTCAGTCGTAGTTTATTGTATTGTTTGACAAATCATTCGATTGTGATACTATTGCTTCGCAGTCAAGAGCTGCACTCTGTTCTTTAGTGTCAGTCTTTAAAGACTTTTAACAAAGCATTAAAGAATAGATTAGATGTTCTTTGACATAACTCTATTAAACGAAAACAAAGCATATAAACTATATTCAATTTAAATATTGATTTGTTTATTTGTAATGTTTAACTAATAGAAAGAAAGAGAAAGACAATGACAATGACAAAGCACATCTTGAGAAAAAAAGTGACTATTAGTGTTGAGAATAAAGCAATTGCTAATGTATATAAAGCGATTGTCAAGAGTGATACTAATAGCATTGCAAAGATCGCGAATACTCTTGAAGTATATGACTTTGTTAATACTACTCAAGCGTACGCATCTACTGTCTTTGTTACTGCTTTACGAAAAGCATCTCTATTAACTCAAGTCGAGTTAGAGAAGTTAACATGTAAAGACGAAGATACTACTAAAAAATTGTATGACTTAGTTAGTAAGTATAATGTGCGCATGTATCGCAAAGACAATCATAAGTGTATGAATCATCGTCAAGTTACTGAAAGAATAGTTAGACATTTAAACAGTGATACATTGCAAAAAATACAAAAGAGAACAGTTTAAAAGTAAAAAAGCGTATGAATAGAAAATCATTCATACGCTTTTTTTATGCTCTTTAATCGCTTATTATGCTCGTTTAAAGTCAATTGATTGATATAGTCATGCAATTCATTCAATTCAACGTACTAAGCACGTCAAGCTTTATCTTGAGAAGAAAAAACGAACAGCAGAGTAGGGACCGAACCATAAATTTTTTCCCAAAAAAATATGCCAAAATAAGTAAACCATTGGTTTCTAGTAATAAGTAATATTCTATGACTTGTCTAAAGTCTGTCATACAGTATGTGTAAGACAGCGGACATTAGCGGATACCGAAAAATAAGCAGAATAAGCATAAAGAGTGCAAGTAAAGTGAGGATTAGAATAAAATTTATCTGATTTCCTTAAATGTAAGTTGACAAAAAATGAAAATTCTGTTACCTTCCCTCATAATAGGAGGAAAAATTATGAATTTAAAGATTGGGGATATGTCATTAGAAAAGGGGCAAGTGCGTAAGGACATGACGATGTTCGCCTGGGATGGTATTCGTGACTGTTCCTCGGAACTGTGTCCAGTGAACGATATGTGTGGTTATCTTAAACGTGGCAAATGTGCTGTGCAAGTGAAATACCTGGAAACCCTTTACAATTCTATTCTCACTACCTACAAGTATTTAGATGAAGCAATGTTGTTTAAGATAGGGATGCAGATTATACCACTGTATGTCCAGTTGATGAAAATGCAAATCATTGAATTGTCGTTAGCTTCGCCTATGGTGTTTACCGAGAAAGGTATGTCCGTACATCCTATTTATAAGGAAATCCGAGCAACACTGTCAACAATCCACATAATGTGGAAAGACCTTGACTTGTCATTTTCCTTCTCCGGTAAACCCGAAGTTACTCCTGGTTCTGCTGCTGCCCCTTCTTCTGACTTTGAAAAAGGTGATCCTACTTATTATAAACGTATGACTTCCGGTTCTGGTTCTCGGAAAGGTGTGATCCGATGAGTATTATTATTCGTAAGCGGTTATCCAACATATCTCGGGCTAATACTAAACGGTTAATTAAAGCCAACAAGAAAGGTGTTTTTGATCCGGATAAGATTTATACCGTAGATGTAGACTCTCTTGAACCTTACACTATTTATGAACCGGATTCTTATCAAGATGGGCCTGAGGGGTTTGTAGCGTGGTGTGAGGATAATGTTTCCATTCCTATTTATCCTGTTGGGGCGGTTATGGCACAGTGGTGTCCGATTTCCGAATTACCCTCGGATATTAATCCTAAGACTGGGAAATCTTATCGTACTATCTGGGAAGCACAAAAAGAGATTTGTCGGACTGCTTTGCGAATGGTTGACGGAGAGTTTATTCATCGGTTGATTATTTTGTGTTGGATGCGTGGAGAAGGCAAATCCCTGCTTGCTTGCCTAATACAGCTTTGGAAGTTCTTTAATTGGTCGAAGCAGCAGATTGTTCTTGGAGCTAATTCAAAGGAACAGATTACTTTCGTCCATTTTGATATTATGAAAGACATCATTCTTAACTCAACTTCTTTATTGGCTGTAATTGGTAAACGTAACATCCTTGAGAAGAAGATTCGTTTGACTGATGATCAAGGGAATGATGTGTCTGTCATTCGGGCTATTTCTTCTTTCTCTGGTATTGTTTCTAATATTACCGGATATACGTTTTCTGAAATCTTTGACATGAAGAATCCTAAGTTTTTTGTGCAGCTAGATGGATCTATTCGTAATATCCCAAATGCTTTCGGTGTTATTGACTCCACTGTTTCTGCTAAGACTCACATCCTTTACAATCTGTTTGACACTTATGTTCATAGGAAAGATCCGTCATTGTTTTTTAGTTACAGATTTAGTAAGGATGGATCGGCTGCTGACTATTGGAATCCCAATATGTCCCAACCCCAGTTAGATGCTTATAAATCTAAGTTTCCTCTTGGTGATTATGAGAGGTATTTTTTGAATACTTGGAGTTCTGGTTCTTTGCGAGTGTTTTCTCCAGAAACATTAGAAGCAATGAGTTATTTAGGAATTGATGGAGTTGCTGGAAATGGTATTGCTTTGATGCCTGCCATTGATAGAAAAGTAAGGCTTGAGGACAGTATGAAGGTGTTTGAGGAAAACCGAACAAAACTACATTTGTCTGGTAGTGAGATGGTAGAGTTACAGAACATCAAGAGAAGATTGATGCCCATGGAGAACTACATGCCTTTAAGAGATGAGGGTGGTTTTCCTGTGATGGGTACTTTAGACAATCTTGAACGGTTGGGAAGTATTCTCGATACTAAGTGGGCTATCCTTGCAGGACTTGATCGGGCAGATCCGATGAAAATAACAAATCAAGGTGCTAGAACTGTTTTTTCCGTTATTGCTAAAGGATTACCTGGTAGTGGTTCTAGACCTTTTCTTATTGATAATGGGGTTGCTCCTAATTATGTTTACATCATTCTTCATGTAGTGAATGTGGAGTCTCATAGTTTAGCGGATATAAAAGAATTGATCCTTTCCACACAAACTGAATTTGATGGTATTGATAGAATATGTGGTGAGCGGTGGGGTATTTGGGATTTAGTTCCTTGGTGTGAAGAAAAGACTATTTCCTTAGAAGCTATCTTTCCTACTTATGACAAACAAAAAGCTGCATTCAGTGAATTATATTTGACGGCTACTGGTGCTAGGATTAAATGTGCTCCATTAGGTGTTTGGGGCAGCAAAGAAATGGATTTATTCAGAGAAGAAGCAGGAATATTTTTTCATGATCCTGCTAAACATTGGTTTGGTTCTCCTGAGAAAATGGAAAAGAATGGCATACAAGATGACTGCTTATTCAGTATTGCTTGGGGAATATATGGTGGTAGAGAAATTTCTGTCAATGATTTTAGAGAAAGACGAGCTGAACATTGGTTTGGAACAATGGTTAGAGAACATGTTCCTTTAGGTGCTTGGTAATTGGAAGAAATAGCTTGACTTTTTCTCCTTTTTTTGTTATTTTATTCAAAATTTAGTAAAAATTTAGGTTTTTCTTTAAAAAATGGAGGATTTTCAATGAAAAACACAAATAAAATGGAAATTGTTGCTTCGGCATTGCTTAAATTAACAGATGAGGAATTATTTTTATGAAAGAAATAACACTTACACAAGGAAAAGTTACTATAGTGGATGATGAAGATTTTGAATATCTTAATCAATGGAAATGGCATGTAAGACCAGGTTTTTATGCTGTAAGAACTCTTTATGATCCTATTACAAAAAAGTGCAAAGAATTACCAATGCATCGGGTAATTATGAATACTCCCAAAGGAATGGAAACAGATCATAAAGATGGAAATGGTCTTAATAATCAAAAATGCAATTTAAGAAATTGTAATCGGTTGCAAAACGTATGTAATCAGAAGATACATGTTTGTAAAAAATCTTCATTGTACAGGGGAGTTTTGTGGAATGACAAAAGAAAATGGAGAGTACAGATACAATATAAAGGAACAGTACATTATTTAGGTTATTTTGATAATGAAGAAGCGGCAGCAAGAGCTTGGGATAAAAAAGCAATAGAATTATTTGGTGAATTTGCTCGATTAAATTTTCCTAAAAAAGTTTTAGTTAGGAGGAATTATGCGTAATCAAAATGATTTAACTTTAGCGGAATCGGCTTTATCCAAATTAACAGATGAGGAACTTTCTTCTTTAAAGTTATCCATGCCTTGGCAATATGATGCTGTAGGAGAATCAGAAGGAACCAAGGATGAAGATGGTTTTTCTATAGGTGCAGTTAATCCTATGGAAGACCGAGCCAACTTGCAAAAGATATGTTGGGCTAAGTTCAACAAAAACCCTTTTGTAGGTACAGCTATTAGAGGGCAAGTAGGCAGACTCACTGGTCTTGGTTTTGAAATATCTTGTGATGTTCCTGAAATCCAAGAAGCCATTACAGAAACAGAGTTTGATCCAAGAAATCGTCTTTATATGTATTGGACAAAGTTTACCGCAAGAGCTTTTGTAGAAGGTGAGTTGTTTCTTCTTTTGACAGTACATCCTGATAGTTTCATTGAAGTTGATTTTATAGACCCTGCTCACATTACAGGAGGAGGAGATGATGGTATTATCTATCATCCGAATAAATCCACTTTTCCTTTGTTTTACTATGTTACTGTAAACAGTTCTGCTACAGGAAATACCAACAATGAGGTAGTGCTTGTTCCTTCTATTTTCATGGCTTATTACCCTGAGTTGATGAAAGTAGCAAGAAAAGTGAATAATTTTAATGAGGGTTTGACGAAAGATTCCAAGAGTAGCAAAAATATTTACAATGATCTTGGTGGTTTTCAGAGATTTATTGTTTCTTGGGATAGATCATTCATCACTTACCGTAATGTTTCTTATCTTAGGACAATTATTGAATGGTTGAACCATTACGAGAATCTGAAGAAGTATGAAATTGATCATAAGAAATCGTCTGGAGCTTATGTTTGGGTTGTGTCCATTGAGGATCCGAAGTCTTTCCGTACTTGGCTTTCTCTTACTGATGAAGAAAGACGTAAAACAGGTATTATGGCAAAGAAGACTCCGGGTAGCACTCTTGTTCTTCCCCCAGGAATGAAGATTGAGGCCCATTCCCCCAAATTACCTTCAATCAGCGATTCCGATACAGATATTTTGCATATGGTTACAGGGGGACTTAATGAACCTGAAGATGTGTCTACTGGGCAGAGTAAAGGAACCTTTGCTTCTGTTAAGGCGTCACGTGGTCCAATGTCAGATCGTGTGTCGGATGAGATAGCTTATTTCGACCGTTTTTTAAAGTATGACTTCTATCGTGCAGTCTTCTATTTAAAAGCGGCAGTAAGCAGTTTCCCGCGTTTATTCAGTGCTAAAGTAGCAGTTGACTACAAAGCAAAGAAGCCTATTTTTAAAGATGTTTCAAAAGCTCCTGAGTTTTTGATTGATGTTACTTATCCAGTTTCAGAGGTCAATGATGCAGAAACAAGAGCAAGAGCTTTCTTGGGTGTTAAACATGGGTCTGTTTATGACAATCTTGGAATTCCTAATGAGGAAATTGCAAAGAGAATGGGATTTGGTAATTACCGTAGACTTAGACTTGCTCAAGCCACTGAAGAAGAAAAATATCCAGAATTGATGCCTCAGTTAGATGAAGGTGGAGAACAGATGGATCAACAGGGCTTGAAACCAAAGAAAACAGCAATTGATCCTAAGACTGGTAAACCAGTTGAAAAAGCAACAGCACCTGTTAAGAAGGAAGAACCTGCTCCCGTAAAGAAAACTTTGATTAAAAAATAATCTCTGAAAGGAGAAGGGTGTCATGAATATAGTAAACGCCCATAAAAGTACGGCTGATTTTGAGAGTGCTTTATCAGAATATACAGGAGCTTCTTATGTAGTTGCAGTAGACAACCAGAGTAACGCTTTATTCTTGGCATTGACTTACGATAATGTCAAAGGAAAAGAAATAACAATTCCAGCAAGAACTTACCCTTCAGTGCCTTGTGAAATCATACATGCTGGTGGCAAAGTAAAGTTTAAACCAGTAGAAGGAACTACTCTCAAAGGTGCTTACCAATTAGAAGGATCAAGAGTTTGGGATTCTGCTTTACGTTTTACTTCAAAGATGTACATTCCTGGTACTTTCATGTGTGTGTCATTCACCGGTCCTTACAAGCATTTTAAATTATCAAAAGGTGGAGCCATTCTTACTGATGATTATCAAGCTTACTTGTGGTTCAAGAGAGCGAGATTTAGTGGTAGAAGGGAATGCTCATACCATAACGATAATTTTGACATGTTAGGATGGAATATGTACCTTATGCCAGAGCTTTCTGTCAGAGGATTGCTTTTGATGAATCAATTTTATGATTTTTCTGGAAAACCTATTCAGAATGAAGATTTAGAACTTCCCTATCCTGATCTTAGTCAATTTAAAATTTATACAGATTAAAGGAGATTGTCATGGATTTATCTAAGATTTTAGAAAAATCGGGGTATCAGACTTTTGATTTTTTGGATGGTCAAAGAAAAGGTAGTAACAGTGGTAAGAAGTATGAATTATCGAAACTTGAAGAATATGACATAGAAGGAAAAACCTGCTTAGATGTTGGATGTAATGCTGGTTACTTTCTGTTCAGATTGCTTGCTAAGAATCCTAAATCTTTGTTTGGTATAGATTTAGGTGGTAATTGGATAGAAGTAGCCAATGAACTGAATAAGGAATATTTCAAATCAGACAGAGTAGAATTTGTAAGTGGTGATTTCTTTTCTTTTCATTTTCCACAGAAATTTGATCTTATCCTTTGTATTTCCACATTTCATTATCTTGTTAATCAGCAACAAGAGTTAGTGGATAAGTGTTTTGATCTATTGAATGATCAAGGAATTCTTTTACTTGAGATAGAAGAATATCCAGTAAACAATGTTGCTGAAGTGAATCATGATCCTAGACCTTATGATCCTGCAAAATTGGAACTTGATTATCCAAATAATTTAAAAATCCATGAATATATGCAAGGGAAGTTTGTCATATTAGACAGGTACTCATCTGTTGAGCAAGGAGGTTCTGTTTATGATCGTTATTTCTACAAACTCCGAAGAATGGGGTAGACCAGGTCCAAGAGAATTAATGGGCAATTACAAGAAAACAATCATTGTCATTACCGGTGATAGTGAAATAGGAAAGTCTTCATTAAGTGAGTTACTACTGAAGGATTCCATCTATTACCTGAGCATGGACATAGCTTGTCAAGAACCCACTCATGATATTAAAGTCCTTGTTGATTACATCGAAGAAAACAAAGATTATCTAGATGCCGGAGTTTTGGGTATTTTTATAAATGAAAACTGTTATCAAGAATTTGTGGATCACTTTTTTCAAAGATTTATTGTGGATAATGAAAATCTAAATATCATGTTAGATGGTTATTTTTTCATATTGGAACCTTCCTATTCTTATTTTTTGAAAAAATGTGAACTTTATGATTACAGAGTATGGGATATAAGGAGATTGGTATGAAAAAAGCTTTGATAGGAGCCGGGGGATTTGCAAGGGAAGTAATGAACCATATGAATAGATTACTACCTTGTTTCGTGGACAGTGCTTATTGGAAACCAGGAATCATAGGTCTCAATAATTTATCAGAGTTTGATCCAAAAGAATTTGAGGTTTTGATTGTTATTGGTTCTCCTAAAGGAAAATCTGATGTTTTGTTGCGTTTACCAAAAGAAACAAAGTTTTTCAGTTTCATCCATTCTTCTGCTCAATTACTTTCTAATAACATTACTATAGGAGAAGGATCTTTCATTGCAGCCAATTGCATTTTGACAACAAACATTGTGATTGGAAAACACTGTCATTTAAACCTAAGCACCACTGTAGGGCATGATTGTGTTATAGGAGATTGTTTTACTACAGCACCTGGTGTTAAAATATCAGGAAATAACAAGATTGGTAATAATGTTCATTTATGCACAAATGTGGCAACAAGGGAAAAGATCACAATTTGTGATGATGTAATTGTTGGTTTGAGTTCGGGAGTTGTGAAAGACATTACTGAAGCAGGAGTTTACGGTGGAGTTCCTGCTAGAAGGATCAAATGATATGGATACAGCGATAGTGATTTGTTATTACAAGAATTCCGAACATTTCTTAGAGTGTTTTGAATCAATCAAGGATATTCCAGATTGTGATTTTTATGTGGTTGAAAATAAATCAAATGTGGATATTTCCGAAAAGATTTTAAAATATGTGGAAAATAAAAAAATCAAAAGTTATGCCTTATTTGAGCAAAATATATACGACAATGCCCCTAGACTGTTTTTTATGGATGGTAATGTAAAATTCACTGATTATAAATATGTGGTCTATACAGATGGAGATTTAGTTCCTGATAAAGGTTGGTTAGATGAGTGCAAGAAAACCCTTGACAATAATAAGGATTTGTTTGTCATCGCCACTTCTCTTTATATGGATAATCTACCTATCAAGAGTTTTCCAGAAGCTGTCAATTGGATTCCTCCTAATGTAATTGATCAAGGAGATTATTTAGAAACACGAACGGGATGCAGTTTCATGACCTTCAGATCCGAAGATTTTGAAAAGTATGTTGAACACAACTCTTTTCTTATTTTGGATACAAATATCCATAATTATGCTAAATCTATTGGAAAGAAATCAGGCAGAACTAAAACTACAAAATCAAAACATCTCACATGGGATTATTACCAAGATAGAAATCATCCGTACACTCAAGAAAGATTGAGTAATACAAAAATATGGGGAGAGAATAAAACATGTCCTTATAAAGTATTTAAAGGAGAAGAAATGATTATTCCTTTAGTAACAGTGTGTTGTACAACTTACAACCATGTAAATTTTATTAGACAAGCAGTTGATGGTTTTCTTATGCAAAAAACCTCTTTCCCTTTTGAAATTTTAATACATGATGATGCCTCAACTGATGGTACTACCGAGATTCTTAAAGAGTATGCAAAAAAGAATTCCAACATACGTTTGGTTTTACAAAAAGAAAACCAATACAAAAAAGGTATGTTAAGTGGAATGCTGTTTGGCTATGATCCTTTTTCTAAAAATATTCTTCCTTTAGCAAGAGGAAAATTTATTGCTATGTGTGAAGGAGATGATTATTGGGTAGACCCTGGTAAGCTTCAGAAACAGGTAGATTTTTTACAAAGCAATCCTCAACACATTATGTGTTACCATCCTTGTAAAACTTTGCATAATAATCAATTTGCTTTTTATGGACTAGGAGAAAGAGGGAGAGATTATGAACCTCAGAGACTAGTAG